GAAGAATTCTTCTAGTTCTTCATAAAGGCTGTCACTCAAGATTTCTTTAAGCCTATCCATAAATGGTTCAAAGATTTTAAAATACTCATCACCAGTTTCCGTATTTTCTATTTGATTCGTATACACTATTTGCAAAAATTCTTTCATAAATTATACCTACCTTTCAATTTTTTCTTGAAAAGAGATACTCTCTATGATAAAATATTTCACAGAGAGTTATCTCGGTTTTAGAGCAGTTGCATGACCGTCAAATCATGGGCAACTGCTCTTTTTGCTTAATTACTGATTTCTTCATCAACCTTGTTGTCAAGCCATTCCTTTTTAGTTATCCCTTTTTCAGAAAGTTTTTTTTCTAGCTTCTCAAACTTTTCTCTGTCAAGTTCAGCACTAAAATTTCTTGTCTTTTCTCTACGCTGTTTCATGTAATCAGCTCTGCTCTTAGGTGCGATTTTAACCACCTCCTTGTTACGAGTTACATTATATAATGTTACGTGTAACAAGTCAATGCCTTTTTGAAAAAATTTTTTAAATCCACAAATCACTAGCCAATATTTAGTTGTCAATGTTCAAGAAAGCAGGGACATTTCTGCCCCTGCCATTACATTATTACATTTTACTTACAAGCGTTGAAAGCTTGCTTTTCAGCATTGTACGTTCTTCTGCCGTCATGTCTGTAAGCAGTTCTGTAATATCGCCGGACAACTCTTTCATGTAGTTTTCAAGCGATTTCATCTTATGTTCTTTGTCCTCTGCAGTATTTGCTTTGTGCATTTCTTTGGTTTCTGTATAGTGCCGCTTCGCTTTATCATAGCCGCTTTCGGTCATATTCATGCCGCTTGTCGCCGGTTCTGTGTAATACATTCTCCCATAATTGCGGTCAATATCCCTGTCATGTTCCATTCCGCGGTACATTTCCGGTGTCATGTGGAAATACGGAGGTTCATCGTATCCCCGGCGCGTTCCTCTGCCTTTCGGTGCAAATCTGCCGTTTGAATAGCGGTAGTTATCATAAAATCTTCTGCCGTCACCAAGCCGCTCAAACATTTCCATTGTTTCATCTGCACTCGATTCTTCCATTGATTTCATCAATGTACGATAATACATTGCTTCTGCAAGGTCTTTCATCATATCTGTAACCTGTCCCATTTCACACGGGTCTATATTTTCAATTCCTTTGTCAATTTCACATTTGGCACATTCAGACAGTTTTTCAATCATGTCGTGCATTCTCATAATATCCATAAAACCGCCCCCTTATGCTTCCCGAACTGCAATTAAATTGCTGTTCTGAACTTCGATTGCCTGTGCAGATGTATTTTGTACCGCTGCCGTAACGCAGCAACCGCGTGGAACGTCTACATATGCCTGTGCCGAAACATTAAAGAAGTTCTCTACTGCCGCCGGTGTAACAATCATACGAGTTGACTGCAGCGGCTCACCGTCAATCGCAATAGCAAGAGAAATAGCTTCAACCGTTCCGCCTGTCGGGATTTGAATATTCCCGGAATAAGATACTAAAAATCTTGCCCGGCACTGGTTTGTAAGTCCTCTCAATTTAACAATACCGCTTCCCTGTCTGTGCGTAATGCAATTTGAACCAGCAACCGGTGTTTCTGTAAATGCAACATCTTCTCCCTGCGCAACAGTTTGAAGTGCAATTCCTGTAAATTCTGCCATAAAATAATACCTCTCTTTCACAAAATAAAGGGCAAACTTTCTTGAAGTCTGCCCTGTCTTCCCGACATTGGTGTCGGGAACATTGTAATACTGCATTAGCAGACATAACCTTTTGAGTTTTATTCCGAGTGAAACTCGAAAAAACTCAATTTGATTAAGATACTTGATTATTTAGTAAATTAGCAGCCGCAACCGCTATTGCAACCACAACCGTAATATACATTAGGGTTCGGCACCTGATATGCCGGAATCGGCGCCGGATTGACTGCATTAATAATCTGCTGTGTCTGCGAAGCCATTGCAGTAGTAAGTAATGCACTCTGTCTATCCTGTGAAGCCGCTCTGCGTAAATCGTTGTTTTCTGCCTGTAAGCTGGAAATTTTCTCATTGCAGAGATAATCAAGAATGGCTCTTGTTCCTGCATTTTGGCTGTCGATAATATCTCGTGTATTACTATTCATTGTATTCTGTAATGCACAAGTATTCTGTGCCATGTTGTAATTTACACCCTGAATGGCTTCTCTCGTTTCACAGCAACAATTAGCAAGCTGTGACTGCAAAGCATTCTGTCCCTGCATTAACGCAACGTTTGTTGTGTTAAATCCCTGCTGTGTCTGATAGCCTAAGTTGCAGATAGCGTTATCGACACCGTGGAATCCGCTCATAAGCGCGGTATTCTGTGTATAGAATCCGTCACAAAGTCCGTTTGAGATTCCGTCAAGCTTTGACACGATTGACTGTGTATCAAATCCTCTCTGTAAATCTGCCTGCGTTAAAGCGCTTGTGGCATAAGGTGTTGCACCGCCATTTGCACCATTACCACCCCAGCCGCCGTTGCCCCAGCCGCCAAAAATGGCAAAAAGAATAATAAGAACCCACCAGCCGTTGCCGTCGCCCCAGCCACCGTCATTTTTATTGCCCGTTACTGCCGCAATATCAGCAAGACTAGGCATTGCACCTGTGTTAAACATTTTGTTTACCTCCATTGAAATATATTTACAAATGGGATAACCGGTTATTATGTGCGCACAACCCAAAATGTACTAACGATTAAAAATACTTAAAACTCGCTGTTTTGCTTCATCGGTTGTAATTCCCTGTTCGCGGCAAAGATTTTCTGCCAGCGTTTTTAGTCCCTGCGTGTCCCCATTTTTGTACATCTGAATGGCATTTTTAGCCATAGGATTGTTTGATATTTGAGGATTGCTATTCATCATTTGCGAAAGGACCTGTTGCGGATTTCCACTTTTTATTAATCGAATAAGCTCAACTGGATTCATTCATCTTCACCCCCGCCGTCCTGCTTTGGGCTATTTTTTGATTTAGCCGTGCTTTTTGCCGATGTTTTAGTCGTCATAAACTGCTCGATTTCACTTAATCTATTTTCCAAACTATCAAACCTGTTCATTAATACCTCTGTGCTTTCCTCTGATAGGTCAAATTTTGATTTTTCTGTGCCGCCCATAGAATTTGCCGCTGTATTGTTTGAAGGCTCTGTATAAGGCTTATACACAATCGTTCTGATTGTTCCGTCTGCGTTCCAACCTTTTACGTAGATTTCCGACAAATCCTGCTTTGGGAAAAAGGCAACTGAACCGTCCATAGGCACATCATTTGCGGTAATATTTTCAACTGCCGCTACAATCTTGCCGTTTATGCCGATTACCTGCTGTTGTTGCTGAAATTGTGGAATCTGCTGTTGAATTTGCGTATCCGGCTGTTGGTATCTCTGCATATTTGCCATAGGATTGTACTGATATGCGGCATATCCTGGATTATAATTCATTGCCGGTTGCTGATACGGATTGTTTATCTGCATTTTTGCTGTCCTCCTCTAAAACATTTTCAATCGCATGGATTATGCTTGACTGAACTTGCAGAGGTAAGCTTTGTAATTCTTTTCTTGCAAAAATCTTCTCTAAAACTTCGTCTGAAAACATAAGCGCTTCCTCCTTACAATTACATTTTGGCATAAAAAAAGACGCTAAAAGCGACATCAAAACGACACTTTAGCGACATATTCAAATAATTCATGTTTAAAAATCGTGATAAATACGGCATTAGCACTTCTTTAACGCAATACCCGTAGCATTAAGTATATGCTAAAAATTCTTTAACTGAATTTCAACATTTCCATTGACTATAATAACTTTATCTATTATAGTTTTCAGTATGAAATTTTTTTGTTTCTTGTCGATGTTGTCCCAAACATCGGCAAGTTTTTTTATGTTCTGATAAGTAAATTCTTTCTTTTGTGTATTAATGGCATTTTTACTTTCTACAGAAATATCTTCTTTTGTCTTTGAAATTTGCGATTCTAAATCTTTTATCATTTCCAAGACAGTATCATTGCCGTCTGCATATAAGCTATATAGACGTTTAAGCTTTGTTTGTTCTCGCTCAAGTTGTGATTGCATAATTTCAAGCTTTGTTTCTTTTGCTTTTGGTTTGTAAGAAGACAAATTGAGTGAAATTTTAAGTATTTCATCAGTAACTTGCTTTTCTATATCGTCGGCCCATTCAAGAGAATTATTGCAGTTCGGATTGTAATTCGGAAGATATTTCAAGCCTTTATTTCTTGAACAGCAATATATCTTGTGATTCCCATTACTCCACTTTTGATAACGCATTTTACAACCGCACACTCCGCAATAGCACAAACCTGTGAGTAAATTCGGTTCAGTAAAGCAACTTATTTTTGCAGAGCACCTTGATTTTCTCAATTCTTGAGCAAGTTCAAATCTATCTTTATCAAAAATCGGTTTATGCTTGCCTTGATAGATATTGCCTTTGTATGGTATCATGCCAATATTTACAACTCCGGTAAGCACTTTTCGCGTAACTAATTCAGATTTGAAGCCACATATTTCTTTAATTTTCGCGTCTGAATAGCCGGAAATAAACAATTCCAAGGCTTTCCTTGCCTGTTCTGCTCTTTCCTGGATAGGAATTAATATTCCTTGTTCTTTATCATACCGATAACAGTAAGGCGTATTGCCGCCACCCCACCAGTAGCCTTGCTTAATACGTTCAAGCATACCGCCGCGCATACGCAACATCATTGTGTTTTTGTCGAGTTGTGCAAATACTGCCATCATCTGTGTGTATGCCTGTTCCATAGGGCTGTCATAACTAATGCTGTCATGTACACATTTAAACGCAACATTATTGCTTTGGAATACTTTTTCGATGATGTAAATTCCGTCAACCATGCTTCGGGAAATACGGTCAAGCTTAAATGCAACAACGCAATTTACTTTTTTGCGGCTACAATCAGTAATCAGCCTTTGCAATTCCGGGCGATTCATATTTGAACCCGTATATCCTTCATCAACATACCAATCAGCTATTATCAATTCATTTTTTCTGCAATAGTTTTCAATATCGCGCTTTTGGCTTTCAAGTCCGTTACCTTCTTCTGCCTGTTTCTCTGTCGATACTCTCATATAAGCAACACATTTCATAGTATATATCCTCCTAAAGTATAAAATGTGCCG